TAAAATAGGTGAAGGATACTTTAACAGATCAGAACTTTACACGAATCGTCAATATATGTCAGCAATACCTGCTGGTGCAAACAATGGTCAGAACGTTGCTTTTAAACTAGAGAACATGAATGGATTCGGAGATATATCTTCTGCATCACAACAGATATCAGATCATGCAGGATTTGTGACATCTTCTGCACAGTTAACTGTCAACTCACCAACAGTACAGTTGAAGTTTGCTGTACCAATGCAGTATGGATTCGATGGTGATAATCCAAGTGTAGAAAAAAAGACAGGTGGTGATATAACTCCTACTAATGTAATGGGATTCGATTGTAGTGCATCAACCAAAAGTGGTTCAGTTGCATATAAAAAAGCAATTAATGCAGTTGGTAATCCAGATGAAATAGACATAAATATGTTGGTAACTCCAGGTATTTTACATAGTCTACATTCATCAGTTACAAATCATGCAATAGATAAAGTAGAGTCTCGTGCTGATGCATTTTACGTGATGGATGCAGCACAATGGGGTGATAATGTACAGACTGCAGTTAGTAATGTACAAACATTAGACACTAATTATGCTGCTACTTATTATCCTTGGGTAAAAATAGATGATCCATCTACAGGCACAGGTGTGTGGGTTCCACCATCAGTTGTGATTCCAGGTGTAATGGCATTTACAGATAGTGTGGCTCATGAGTGGTTTGCTCCTGCTGGTTTAAATCGTGGTGGATTAACTTCTGTCAGAATACCAAAGAAAAAACTAACTCATACTGATAGAGATACACTTTATGAAGGTAGAGTTAATCCAATTGCAACATTTCCAGGTCAAGGAGTTGTAGTATTTGGACAGAAAACCTTACAGGCTAAACCATCTGCGTTGGACAGAATTAATGTTCGTAGACTATTAATCAGATTGAAGAAGTTCATTGCTTCATCAAGTAGATTCCTAGTATTTGAACAGAATGATTCTTCTACAAGGGCTAGATTCCTAAATATTGTGAATCCTTTCCTAGAGTCAGTTCAGGCAAATAGCGGTTTAAGTGCGTTTAAAGTAGTGATGGATGATTCTAACAATACACCAGATGTAATTGATAGAAATCAGATGGTTGGTCAGATATTTATTCAACCAACTAGAACTGCAGAATTTATTGTGTTAGACTTTTCAGTCTTACCAACAGGTGCTGCTTTTCCTGAGTAATTAAAACTCACTAGTAATGAAAAACCCCACATTCGTGGGGTTTTTTGTTTGTAATAAAACTAAAAAAACTAAGAATTATTTGATATATCTTTTCAAACGATTTTTTAGATTTCATATATTTATATATGATAACTAAATTTAATGGGAGAGCTGAAATGCCAGATTTAATTGATCCTTCTGAAATAATGTTCACTCCGTTTGAACCTAAAGTAAAAAATAGGTTCATCATGTACATTGAGGGTATACCTGCATACTTAATTAAGGCAGCTAATAGACCATCAATCACATTTGAAGAGATTGAACTAGACCATATAAATGTAAAAAGATATGTTAAAGGTAAGGGAAGTTGGGATGCACTTGATATCACACTTTACGATCCAATAGTTCCAAGTGGTGCACAGGCAGTGATGGAATGGGTAAGATTACACAAAGAGTCCGTAACTGGTAGAGATGGATATTCAGATTTCTACAAGAAAGATGTTACTTTTAATGTTCTAGGTCCTGTGGGTGATAAAGTAGAGGAGTGGACACTAAAGGGTGCTATGATTCAAGCAGCAAACTTTGGTGATATGTCTTGGGAGTCTAATGAACCTAATGACATTACATTAACACTTAGATACGATTACGCTATCCTACAATTCTAAGAGGTTTATATGGAATTTTTAAAACAAATGCTATCAAGTGATGCAAAGATCTCATCTAAAAGATTTATAGGCTTTGCATCATTTGTTATGTTAATTGCAAGTTGGGTTGCAAACACATTTTTTCAATACGATATCAAAGACCAAATATTAGAAAACTTTATGTATATTTGTGTCGTTGGTTTAGGAGTTACAGCTGCCGAAAAATTTGGTAAGAAATAAGTTATAATTTTAATTAATTAGGAGTAAATATGTCAGAAGTTAAGTTCCCTACAGAGGTAGTGGATCTTCCGTCTAAGGGATTGCTATACCCAAAGGAGAGTTCATTATCTTCAGGTAAGATTGAGATTAAGTATATGACTGCTAAAGAAGAGGATATTCTCACATCTGCAAATCTAATACAGAAAGGTGTGGTTGTGGAAAAACTACTAGAGTCACTTATTGTTGATAAATCGATAAAAATAGGTGATCTTTTAATCGGTGATAAAAACGCAGTACTAATAGCATCACGTATTCTAGCATATGGAAAAGAATACGAGGTAGAGGTTGATGGTAAAAAATTAGAAGTTGACTTAACAACCTTGAAAGACAAATTTTTAGATGAGTCTCTTGTAAACAATGGTGTTAATGAATTTGAGTTTGAGTTACCTGCAACTAAAAGAAAAATAACTTTCAAATTTCTAACATCTGCAGATGAAAAAGAAATAGATAAAGAAGTAGAGGGTTATAAAAAAATAGGTGATGGTATTGGTTATGAATTAACAACAAGACTGAAACATACAATCACATCTATTGACGGTGACAATAAAAAATCTTCTATTAACAATTTTGTTGAAAACGAGTTTTTATCTAGAGATTCTATCGCATTCAGAAAGTATTCAAGTAGTATAACACCTGACGTAGATATGACTTCTAAGTATACAGATGATAACGGTCAAGAAAAGGAGTTCACGGTCCCAATGACCGTTTCGTTTCTTTGGCCTACTGCCGGAATATAAAACACAAATACACGAACAAATATTTCAAATAAGTTTTAACTCACAAGGTATGTTATCATTTACCGAGTTATACAACATGCCTATATATCTACGCAAATTCTACTTTAAACGGTTACAAAAACACTATAAAGAAGAAGCAGAAGCCGTGAAAAAAGCACAACAAAAGACTAAAACCTCACATCCAAATTTCAAAAAATAAGATAATTTGATATTTATTATTGAATCAATCCACAAAAAAATAATACGGAGAATATAATGGGTTTACTAGATAAACTTGTCGATAAAGTTATTGATAGTGCTAAGAAAAAAAAGACAGATTCAACTATAGAAAAATTGAAAAAAAGTAATCCTAAACTTGCAAAGGCTGTAGATAAACACCAGCGTTCATATGAAGAAATGAGGGCTGAAATTGAAAGACTTGCAAAAGAAAAAGGTGTAAAACTGTAGAATGACTCCACAAGAAAAAAAGAAACTCAAAGAGGAAAATCTTAGACTTCAACAAGAGTTAAACAATCAGTTAGAAAGAGAAAATAGACTTTTAAATGATGGTAGAAGTACGGAAGAATCAAGGGCTCGTACAAAATCAAGAATCGTTGAAATAGAGAAAAGGTTATTTGATCTAAGTGGTAGTAGAAAAAGACAAGATGATAACTTTCTAAGTTTAGAAAAGGCAATAACTAAAGAAAAGAAAGAACAAGCAACTGTAGGTGCAAAAACAAATAGTTTAACTTCTCAGATGAACAAATTACTTAAATCTGGTACAGGAGAAATACTTAAACAGGCAGGATTAACTGATGGTCTAGAAAAGGCATTACTAGGAGCAAAAGACACTACAGGAGAAACACAAAAGGCGTTTAACTTAGTTGCAGATGCACAAATGAAGGCTTTTGACGAAATAAAAGCTGGTACTTTTGATGCAACTGAGTTTATGAATAATCTAGGAGAACAGATAGATGCATTAGGGCCAAAGGCAGCAGTCGTGTTCAGCGGAATGACTCAAGAATTAGAACAATTTGTTGAAAAGGCACAAGAAGGTGGAGAAGCTTTAGAAAATGCTCTAAATATAGATGCAAAAACATTAGACGGTTTGGAAAATGCAAGGGAAAAACTAAAAGAGTTTTCAGCAATAGCATCTAGTCCAAAGTTAATGGGTGCATTTGCACTTGGATTAGCAGTAAAATTCATAACAGATTTTGCAGGAAAGGCATTAGAGGTCAGACAAGAATTTGGAACAACTGCAGTAGACTCTGTTAAGATTGCAGGTAATGTAGAAATAGCTGCAGCACAGGCAAAGATACTTGGTGGTAATGTAGACGAGGCAAGAAATGCTGCAAAGGCATTGATAACAGAGTTTGGTACTTTGGATGTGTTAACTCCTCGCGTTTCCTCACAGATTGGATCGATAACTGCACAGTTCGGTGTTGGTGGTGAAAATGCTGCTAGATTAGCAAAACAATTATCAGTTATTGACGGTTCATCATTAGAGACTAGTTTAAACACCATAGAAACCGTAGGTAACTTAGCAAGGGCTGCAAGAGTTGCACCTGCTGCAGTTCTAAATGATTTAGCAGATAGTACAGAATCTTTTGCAAAGTTTTCAGCAGATGGTGGAGAAAATCTTGCTAAAGCTGCAATTGAAGCAAGAAAATTAGGATTGAATCTAAGTACAGTAGATAAAATAGCAGAATCATTACTAGACTTTGAAAGTTCAATTGAAGCCCAATTAGAAGCTCAGGTTTTATTAGGCAGGTCACTTAATTTAGATAGAGCCAGACAGTTAGCACTTTCGGGTGATTTAGAAGGGGTTTTAGCAGAGGTAAAGAATCAAGTCGGTGGTGCTGCAGAGTTTGCTAAATTGGATGTTATACAGAGAAAGTCATTAGCAGCAGCTGTCGGATTGGAAGTTGGTGAGTTATCTAAACTAGTGAGTAAACAAAATGAAGTAGCAGAGGCACAAGAAAAACAAGTCAAATATGCTTCGATGTTAGGAGTTGGGATAGGAGCTATAGCAGGACTAGCAGCTGCTGTTATACCATCAATTATAGCAACTATACCAGGTTTACAAGGTTTGAGTAAAAGACAATTATTAAAAGGATTGGGTATAGCGACTTTAGGTGCGGGTAGTGGTGCTGTCATAGGCGGAATCGTTGGTAATCAGATAGCAAAAACTAAAGCACCCGAACTGCAAACTGGTGGAGTGGTTCAGGAAACTGGTATGGCAGTGGTTCATAAGGGAGAGATATTTTCAGGTACGAATAATGAAATGGGATTTGGTAGCACTGATATGGGTGAGACTAATAAAATATTAAAAGATGTTGTGAAAGAAAGTAAACTATTGAGAGAACAAAATCAGTTATTAATGAATAAATTAATTAGAACAACCGGTGACTTAGCACTGGCTAATTAGGGGATATTAAATGGCACTGAAAAAATTAGCATCAAACTTATCTAGCTTTAAGTATGGTATATCATCACCTGATAAAATAGACGATCAGATAAAGAACGGTGTAGACTTTTTCGATGATAATGAAGGTGGTGCAACTGGTTTCACACCTAAAACAGATCTTGAGTCTTTATATCACAAAGTAAGAGATGGAAATGTAGTTGCAGGACCGACACCACCTGATAGTTATCCATTTCGTCAACATGACTTTATGACATCTCCCATTAATAATTTTGACGACAATGTGGAAGATGACTATACACTTTTCAGTAGATTTCCAAATAGACAAGGAAACTTTCCCGCACAATCAGAAACTTTTCAACTAGGTGAAAACCTACCAGAATTTTTTAATCCTATATCTGCACCATTTGGTACTATATTAGGGCCTGTAGAACAGTCACAGTTTATCAATTCTTTTTCTCCTAATTTAGATTTTCCAAGTAGATATCCTAGTGATCAATCACTAACATACGAAATCTTTCAAGATGCTGAACAAAACTTTGGTATAGATCCATCCTCTCCTAAGAATGAAATGTTGGGTCCGTTCGTTGGTAGAAACAGAACACAGATACAGATAAGTAATCTAAAAAGAAGAGGAGTCTACAATCAATACGGTTCACTATCTTTTGAAAACAGAGAAATACCTAACTCTTGGGATGAAAGCTGGTTAGGAGATGGTTTGAATCATAAAAGATACTTCAATGAGACTGGTAAGTCAATTCACATATCAAACGAAGGACAATTAAATGCTGGGACTAGATACGGATCCATACAGACAAATGATGAAAATTTTACTCAATTTATAGAATTCAATCCAGGTAATGTTTTAACAGATAAACCATCAGCTTTGAATGGTGGTTTACCACAAGTT